CTAATCCACTTTGTTGATCTTTAATCAAATATTCTTTTCCTAAGAGCTAGAAAAATATTTTGTATGTATTGAACACTATAAACAACTACTAGGACAATAAGTTAAAAAGCAGATATAAATTATTTTGTGTTCCAACCATTAGTTATAATGGTATTGGCTCTAGTAGATTAATTAAAATATACTCCCCTTTGTATATTATGTATGTAGCCCTTACTAGAGCCATCTTTTAAACAAAAAAAGAGGAGATACAAATCTCCTCTTTTTATTTTTAGATCCTGTAAAGGCTATTGCTAGTCCCTACAAGTTCCTATCATTGAATGATAACAATCTACTCTTAGTTTAGCTTACTTTTTTCTTTGCAAAAGTTTTTAATACAGACATTACTGCAGCTCCACCTGATAATGCAGCTATCTCTAAATTAGAAATATCAATACCTAATGCAGGTGTTATAACTAATGCAGAAGTTGCTGCTTCCACAAAAGTCCATATACATCTCTCTAATAAGTCTTTTAATTCATCTGACATACTATTCCTCTTCTTTCATCTTTGTTTGTACTTTTTTAAAATGTGTGCATTGTTTATTAATGCAGACAAAAGCATTATTAATTAATTCTAGTTTATCCATACAGGAATTACATTGTAATTTCATTTTTGATTATTGAGCTTTGAAGCCTTTTAGAATCCAAGTTTCTCTAAGAGCTTTTACTTCTGCTTTTAGATGTTTAATCTCATCTTTAATATCTTCTAAATCTTTTTTTAAGGGATCTACTAACACAAGATGTTCTTTATCTTTGTTATCAGTCTGAGGTTTTTGTATATTAGTGATCCAATCTCTGAGAAAATCATCTGGACATTTAGTTGCTTTAAAGAAACTGTGTGGCTTTAGCTCTCCTCCTATCTCTTTCCATAAATTTTTAATTGTTTTTAGTGCTTTGCTACTAGGTTTATCATTTACTCCACCTAGCCAACAAACAGAATAATATTGCTTATTTCCATGATTAGTTCCCTGTGATGCAGGTCTATTACCAAAGCCCCTGCCAATATAAAGATTTCCTGAATCTCCAACCAAGAAACTATAACCAATATCATTCCATCCTCTATCTACCTGATGGAATTTTTGTATGTTTTGTAGTTGTTGAATTTCCTCTAATTCATTTTTAGGAGCTGCAATAGCTGAATAATGAACTGCAAGTCCTTTTATGTCTATGTTGTGAGAGTAATTTTTCTTAGGTGGATAAGCACCCCACTGCTCTCTACTAATTTTATTCATATTTACCTTATAACTTTAATATAGTCCCACTTTTCCTCTCCTCCAATTACCAGAGTGAGCATTCCTGCCCTAGATTTGTCCCCTTTAGTGTTTTCAAACCACTCAGAGCCTGAATCTAGTGTTGGAGCTTGTACTACAAGCCTATCTGAACTCTCATAAGCTAAAAAGTAATGATAATGTCCATGCAATAAAATATCTGAATCAGCAATAGAATTTCTTGCAAAAGCTTGATCTGATAGCCATTTTCTTGATTTAGCCTGTGAATTTGCCCCTGATCTCATCTGATGCCCATGTAGTATAGAAATAACAACACCTGATACATCAAAAGTTAAAGATAGTTCATTCTCTGGGATGATAAAGTCTAATATATCTTTATATGCAGGAGCTTCTTTAAATATTTCCTGCAGTTCCTCTGCCAACATAACATCTTTATTATCTCCAAAAGTAGTGTAAGCTTTACCATTTTGTCTTTTTTCTCCATGGTTACCACCTGCAAAAGCAACTAATCCTCTCTTAAATAAAGGCATTATCTCTTTTATTAGTGTGTAAATCATTCTTCTTGCTACTTTTTGCTGTTGTCTATCATCTAATTCAGTCTGGAACTCTTGCATGGCATAATGTCCACTACAGCCCTCAACTAGATCTCCTAGCCCTGCAAACAGCACTTGATCTATTGTTTCATGCTTCTGTAACTCTTTAACCTGCTTCTTTATCTTAGGGATATAGCTCATAAATCTCTCTATAGATTCCTCTGTGCCACCCTTACCAATCTGAAAATCTGCCAGAGCTATTGTAAAAGTTTTAGTGTTTTTAGTTACTTTTTGTTTAGGTAGTGGCTTTTTCTTACTAGCTAACTGTAAAAGCTTTTTAAAGTCCTCATCTGGCATATAGACTTCATTAGATACTATCTTAGCTTTAAAGTAATACAGTCTTTCTATCTGCCCCATTCCTGCATTGACATCCCAAAACCTTATCTCTGCAGTATTTTCAACAACTTTATAATTACCTGCATCAACACCAAAATAAGACTCTAATTGCTCCTGCCAATCTACATTATTAGTTGGTTGTGGTTTAGATACTATCTCTCCTGATTTAGTCTTTTCTGAATAGTACACACTAGGCTCAAAGCCTTTAGGATGATTAATTTTATCTTTTTTGTGTGTAGATCTATTTGATCTTGTTTGTGCAAACTTATCTAAATCAGTCATTAGGTATATCTCCAGATCTATAATCTCTAAAATATCTTCTAATTGTGTTGTAGTGTAAATGTTTAAACTGTTTAAAGTTTTTTTGTAAATATTGAGCTGCTACAGTATCAGAAATATATTTTTCTTCTGCTTCTTGAGCTACTTCTAAGAATATTTTTTTTGCTTCTGCATCTTTAAGAATAAATCTCTTAGAGGCATATTGTCCTGTTTTGTAGCCCTGTTTAGCAGAGAATTGATCTAATGTATCCATTTACAACCTCCTATAAGTCTAGGATAGTTATTTTATAAGACAAATTTTATAAATATAGGAATAGTTAGCTTATTAGTGGTTATGTGGATTAAACTAAGCTATTCCTAAAACTTGTTAAACTAAATCCCAAGATTCTGTAGATTCATTCCATGTATACAATTCTCCATCATCAGGATAAGATGTTGGAGCTTCCCATACCCAATTAGAACTTAATGTCCAACTTTCAAAAGGCTTTGGAGCTATAAAAACATCATTTTCTGCATCATAAGAATATCCAATTCCTGCATAGTTACCTCTAAAAGGAGTTCCATCTCCACTATGTGTATTAGCTATAGTGTTATAAGAAGTTCTTTTACAAGTCTGTCCTCTAAAATCTCCATACCATTGTTCCCAAGAAGTAAATCCCTCTGGTAAACTTTCTAAATCATTTTCATCTATACCAACAATAACTTCTGTTACTTTGTTATTTTCATCTAAAAATGTGTAATGTGCCATAATATTCTCCTAACTAAAAGATACTGTTCCTGTTCCTGCTGTAAAAGTTACTACTGTATCTGATCCATCTGTTGCACTTGATGAAGTCAAACCTGCACCAACAGAAATTGTTGCATCAGCAGTTGCATATCTTAAAATTACTATACCACTTCCACCTGCACCAGAAGCTGCACCAGAATGTGCTCCTCCACCACCACCACCTGTGTTAACTGTTCCATCTCCTCCACTTGCAGGGCTTCTACCACCATCTCCACCACCACCTGTTCCACCAGATCCTGCTGTTCCTGCATTGTAAAGTGATCCACCACCACCACCACCTCTTGTTACAGCTGAGCCTGTAATACTAGAGGATAAACCATTGCCACCATCTCCAGATTGAGAAGGAGTACCATCTCCACCAACTGCAGAAGCTCCTCCTCCACCACCTGTTGGATATGGAGAAGCAGCAGAAGTACAATCTCCACCATCTTTACCCTGTATAGGTAATCCTGTTCCACCTGTAGCATTAGTTTCCTGAGCACCTGCACCACCACCTGAGCCTCCACCTAGTCCTGAAGCAAATCTTGTTCCTCCACCTCCACCACCATAGGCAATGACATTATCAAAATTACTATTATTTCCTAAATTTCCATTTAAATCAGAAGTTGAAACTGATGCACCACCTGCACCAACAGTTATATTATAATTAGTTGCTTTTAAAGCAGTAAAAGTTGTTCTTGTAGATGATCCACCTCCAGAAGTCTCAGAAGCATAAGAGTTTAAATAACCTCCTGCACCTCCTCCTGCACCACCTGTACCTGCTCCTGTGCCACCTGATGCACCTCCTGCAATTACTAAATAAGAAGCTGTAAAAGATGCAAGTCCTGAAACTTCAACCCAAGCAGAGCCATCCCAGAATTTAAGAACATCATCAGTTGTATTGAAATAAACACTACCCTCAACTTTATTTGTTAAAGCAGTATTTGCAGCAGAATCTGATGCATAAATAAAAACTATAGAATCTTGAATGTCTTGAAACCTAGCTTCTGTAACTAAATCTCCTGTTGTCCAATCAAACCATGCTCCTGCTGCCATCTATTTCTCCTTAAGGTATTGTAATCCAAGCAGAGCCATCCCATGCTTTAAGCTGATCTGCTGTTGTATCAAAAAAAATTGTTCCCTCTGTTTTATTTGTTAATGCTGTATTTGCAGCACTTTCACTTGCAAAGATAAATATTAAAGAATCTTGCACATTTTGCATCTGAGCTTCTGTAATTACTTCTCCTGTTGTAAAATCTGCCCAAGTTCCTGCCATAATGCTTATCTCCTTAAATTCTCTTTAAGTATAACTTAAATTGGTGTCTATTCCTAAACTATTGACTCCTAAAATCCAAGCACCTGTTGCAGCAGGGGATAACCCAATCTGCCAATTCCAAGTCTTGTTTCTAGCATCTACTGTATGTTTTATTCTCTCAATAAACAGATCATAAGTTTCTGTAGTTGCTGCTGTAGTGGTAACACTTGCCTCTACAAAGCTTCCTAAATCTAATCCTAGTGCTTTACTCCACAAACTAACATTTTCTCTAGGTGTAAAAGATAAAGACTCAATTATTGTCTGTGGAATGTCATTAGCTACAACAATCTGCTCTGCAATAGATAAAGCATCAGAATCCTGAGTATTTAGAGTTCCAGACTGTGTTAAAACATTAGAGCCAAATCTCTCTACTGAATCAGAACTTATAGCAACTTGAGTTGTACCACCTGATCTTGTTCTCTGTACAGTATTTATAATCTTGTCATCATCATAAGAGGTAACAATATCAACATAGTTCAACTGCCCTACACCCTGCCCAAAAGAGGCTTCTGGTGTTGTTGTGTTGGTTAATCTATAGTTTCTATCTCTAAAAGTTGCATCTCCATTAGCACCTATAAAAAATGTTCCATTCTCTGCTAGTTCCACAGCTCTTAAAGCTGCTAATAAAGTATCTGTTTCTGGCTGTACTTGCACTTCTAATTGTCCTGTAGATATTGCCTGATTGCTATATCCAAAGCTATCAAGTATGTTT